ACGGGCTCGCGTTTAATTGGCAGGTGAAGGCTAACCCGAAAATAGGGCGGAGCGATAGCCACGACGAGTCCGATCTCGTCCATCTTAACAAGCATTGCGCCGATAACGACCTCGTCCTCAAGATTAAGGACGGGACGCTCTACGTCCTCGATCACGACGCCCTAGAGAAGCAGCCCCCGGTCGGAACGATCGTCGCTCCTTCGATCGGTAACCCGGGCGGGATTAATGGCGTTGGGGGGCTCTTAAGCTTCTCCATGCAGGAATCGACCGAGGACGTCTATAAGGCCTGCGAAGTAGCCTACTACGACCCGAAAACCGGCAAGATGTGTAAGCGCACGGTCTCCGATCCGGATTGCGCCGACCTCGGGATTACCCACCGCTATAAGCACTTTCCCGACGATGAAGAGAGTACCAGCCTAAACGATCCCGAGACCTCGAAAGACGTTGCCGATAATCCGCCTTCGGCAACGACGTATACGGTGGGCGCGATGCCTTTCCCGGTGCCGCCTATTCCGGGCGTAATTAGTTAGTGAATGGCCGATAACCCGCTAGCGAACGTGCCCTCCTGGTTATCTTCGGAGTTCCAGAGCGCTTTAAAGAGTAGCCTCCCGAAGGGCGTGCAGCTTAATCTCTTCGGGCGGACGCCGTTAGCGACGGTCCCGACGGCGACGATCGAGAATAACGAGACGAAGACGACTCGGGCCGACAAGGTGGCCAAGTCCCGGCTTAAAAAGAAGAACCGTAAACGGCATTCGAAATCGATCGTCCTCCCCTTAAACCTCTCGCTCGAAAGCGCCACCGTCTACACGACCCAAGGGTTCTCGCCCGATCTCGACGGGAACTGGCTCGTGACTTCGGTAACGCATTCGCTGAAGAAGAGCGGGTCGACGACGAGTGTCGAGTTGGAACGATGTAAGACTTCTTTCTAGGCGAGCCGGTATCTCTCTTGGGAGTAGAGATAGAACATGGCCTCGATATACTCACGATCGGACAACCGGCTATCGGCCCAGTCGGCTAACGTTAGCGGCGACCGGGGAAGCCGGAAGCGGGCGATCGTAAGTTCGCGCTTGCGGATGCGCACCATTAGCTGCTCGATGAGGTACGCCTCCTTCCACGCTTGGTACCGCCGGTAAAACATATGATTCTACCCGATTACTCTAGCGCCGACTTTAACCAGACGTCGCTTAACCTATTGCGTGCGGGCCGGGTAACGGATGCTCGCTACGGCGCGAACGGAGCAGAAGTTAGGATTAGTTATCCCGACCGGGATGTTACCTCCGATTGGCTACCCGTCGGGCAACCGGCTTCGGGCGGGATGTCGGTGCACGTCTGCCCTCGGATCGGAACGAACGTCATCGTCGGCCATCTCGGCACCGGGATCGAGCGAGGCGTCGTCTTAAGCACGGTCCCGACGCAGAACGGCGGCGCGGTTATCCCCGACCACATTAATACGGCGGCGGTCCTCTTCGACGACGGGACGCAGATTTCGCACAACCCGGAGACCGGCGCTTTCCAGGTCGTCGGCCCGAAGACCGCTCTCTTCGCCGTCGGAGGGGACGTAGCCTTTATGTCCGACGGGGTCTGGACGATTAATTGCTCGGGGAATTGCAACATTACAGCCGGGGGAAACGCCAACGTTACCGCCGCTAATGTTACAGTTAAAGCCGGAACGATCACCTTGGATGGGAATGTTACGATCACTCAGGACTTAACGGTTAAGGGAACAACGAATATGCAGCTCGCGATCGCCAACCCGCACTGCACCAATACGGACGGCAGCGGCAACGGTACCTAGCTATGTACGGCATCCTCGGAACTTTACCTTTCATGTCCGGCCTCGGCTCGGTCTTTACCCCGCACGCCGTCGACGTCTCCCGGAAGAACTCCTTTGCGAAACACAAGATCCTTAATGCGAATGACACGCTTGAAGACACCGGCGTCGAACCAATCGACGTCACCTTAGAGATGGGCTTTATGGTCGGGTTTACTCTCGATCCGGTGAAGAGTGTCTCGATGCTCTCGGCTTTTATGGACGCCAAAATACCGGCTCCGCTTATCGTCGGGAACGTTCCGGTCGGTCGCGGCATTATGTCGATGTTTGTCGTCGAATCGATGTCGGTAAAGGTCTCGAAATTTTACGGGGCTTCTCCGGCGGTAGTAAGCGCCTCGGTTAAGCTCATCGAATATGCCCCGCCGCCGAGTCCTCTGACCAACTTCCTTTCGAACCCGGTCGGTGCCTTATCCGGGGGCGTCGGAGGAATTGTATCGTCTATCGGTCTTCCCGGGCCGAAGGCGATCTTCGGCTCGATCTCCTCTCTCGGCTCGGGTTTAAGGAATTTCCCTACTCCCTCGCTCTCATTTTAAATGCCCTCCTCGTTAAAAATTTCGAACTTTTCGGCGCTCGTCGGGAACCGGCTTTGGAATCTCGACGGGAACTTCCAGTTCAATTTCGACGTCCCCGCCGGGACGGTCGGCGAGGTCTTGCAGAATATCTACAATACGATGCAGACCCGCTACGGGACCCAGCGGCTCCAGCGCACCTTCGGATTGGAGATGGATTTTATAGACATGCCGGGCAATTTTGCTACGCTCCAGGCGCAGGTGGCTGTCTTAAATGCGATCTCGTATTGGGAGCCCCGGGCCAAGTTTAACGTGATAAGGTTCTCACTCGACCCGGTGACGATTGTCGCCGGGGTTTACTCCTTCTATTGCGAGCTTACGATTAACCTTGACGTGCAGATTAACGCCGCCCTCTACGCGCCGACGGGACCGAGCCCGACCTGGGTAATCGATGGGCCGCTCGACGGAACCCCGAACGCCGCCGCGCCGGTGCTCCAAACGCTTACCGTCTAGCCTACGACGTAGTTAGAAGGCGGAATGCCTAAGCCCGATCCGTTTGCCGGACTCCCGAACATCGTCTTCGCGCAAATCGACCCTGTCGCCTTGCAGCAAGCGGTTATCGCTGGCTTCCAAGCGGCCTGGGAGCAAGACACGGGGGAAACGCTCGTGCTCCTTCCGAGCGACCGGCGTTACAATTTCCTCTCTTCGGTAACGGCCTGGCTAATCGGGGCCTACGCGACCCTCGACCAGAGCGCCAAGCAGAACCTCCTCCCCTGGTCGACCGGCGGGTTTTTAGACGCTGTAGCGGCCCTCTATATGACGACCCGGCTCCCGGCTTCGCCCGCTACGGCGCAGCTCCGCTTCCAGCTCTCGCTCCCTAGCAACGCGGCCTCTACTATCCCGGCGGGGACTTCGGTCGCCTCCGCCTCGACCGGGCTCGTCTTTTCGACGATCGAGGATATCGATATTCCGGTCGGGCTCGTTAACGGCTACGTCAATGCCAACTGTACGACGGTCGGGACCGCCGGAAACGGGCTCCCGGTCGGCGATATAAAGAATCTTATCAATTGGTCGGGGGCTTTCGTCGTCTCCGCCTCGAATACCGAGGTCTCCGTCGGCGGGGCCGAAACCGAGACCGACGCCGCTTTACGGGCCCGGCTCCTCGACGCGACCGATAGCTTCTCGCCCGCTGGGCCCAAAGGCCGCTACCGGTATTGGGCCGAGAGCGTTAGCCCGGCCATTAGCGAGGTCAGCGTCCGTGGGCCCGAGGACGGACTTGATCCCGGAAACGTCAAAGTTACCGTAATGTTACAGAACGGCGTCTACCCGAACCAGGCCTTGCTCGACCAAGTTTACAGCACGTTAGACACCGAGAGTGTTAGGGATTTGTGCGCCCAAGTCGCGGTGTCTGCCCCGAGCGGCGTCCCTTATTCGGTTTCCGTCCGTTACTGGGTAGACCAGACGCAGGAATCGAATTCGTTAAACATTTCACGGGACGTGGAAGCCGCCGTTAGCTCCTGGATGGCGGGGGTGCAGGGGGCGCTCGGCGGGGCGATCGTCCCCTCGACGCTCTCGGCGGCGGTTATGGCCGGAGGGGCTAGTAGCTGTATCGTCGACGAGCCCGCCACCCGCATTCCGCTCGGGCTAGATCAAGTCGGCGTCGTGGTCGACGACCCGCTCGTGAGCTACCAGGGGCTCGAAGCCGACAGCCAGGTTTAAACGCTTATGGACCGGCAGGCGACCACTTCCTTCCTCTCTTACCTTTCCTCGGCGCTCCAGCGGGATCGGTTCTTCGTTGCCCTCGCCGAGACGCTCGACCCGCTCCTAAAGGATTATTTAAACGCGATCCCGGTTAACCGGATCATCTGTAACCTCGCCAACCAGCCCCCGACGGTGCTCGATCTCCTCGCCGTCTACCACTTTGCGACCGACGGCTACGACACGACGTTCAGCTACGGAACGAAGCTGACGCTCGTGCAGAACACAATTATCAATAAAATCCGGAAAGGTACCCGCGCCGCCGTCGAGAGCCTCCTTTCAATCGCCTTCGCCTCCTCGGCGGAGATTGTGGAGTGGTTCGAGGACGACCCGACCGGGACGACGGTCGTTCCGAATACCTTCCGGATTAAGATCGACCCGGGCCAGCTGATCGATCCGGCCAACGTCGACAAGATGATAAGGCTGATCCTGAAGATGAAAAACGCCCGTTCCTACCTGTCGGGCATAGCTTCGCTCTCCGTCGCCGACCCGGCGACGCTCTACCTATCCGGGAACGTCTCGCTCCTCGATACGACCGTTCTGCCGTACCGGGCGACGATTCTTTAGTCTCCTCCGGGCGTAGTTAGTTAGCGTGGGTTTCTCCGCCATAACGATAACGAATGCCGGGCTGCAGGCGATTAACACTATCCTTACCTCCGGGGGGACGCTCGCCTTTACCGGGGCCGATGGCGGTTCCGGCTATCCGACCGGGACGGATAACCCGCTTACCTTTACCGCGCTGAAGAACCGGGTTATGGCGGCGACGCCGACGAGCGCAAATAACGCCGTACTTTATCAATCCACTTATAGGGTCAATTTCTCTAGCGCCAACGCCCCTTTCCAGTTTCAGCTAAACGAGATTGGGATCTGGTATAGCCTAAACGGAGGGGCCGCATTTTTATTCGGCTACAGCACCACCGGCGGGGCGACCGGCGATGTTATAACCCCGACCGGGCCGGAGGGGGCGGTCGAAAAGGATTATGTTATCCCGGTCGTCTACTCGCAGAGCGTTCCCGTCTCGACCGCTGTCACGCTAACCCCTACGGTGGAACTACATTCGCCGACACATCTCCCCTCCGGAACTGACCCAATAAATATCGCCTCCTCGACGATCGGGGGGTTAACCCCGAAGACAAACGCTAACCCGGCTCAGGTCCTCCTCGGTGACACGACCGCCGCCTGGGGACCGATTCCCAAACATTCTCCGACGCATTTCGACACGGGAAGTGACCCGCTCGACGTCTCGACGACAACCCATACCGGCTCACTTCCGCGACTTTCCGGTAACCCGGACCAGCGACTCGACGGCACCGGAGCCTGGCAAGTAAGCCATCCCGTCGGTATGGTCGTAGATTTCGCGGGTGGCGCTCCCCCGTCGGGGTGGTTAATGTGCGATGGACAGGCCTACTCGACGACGACTTATGCCGCCCTTTTCGCCGTTATCGGTTACACCTACGGAGGAAGCGGCGGCACCTTTAATGTGCCGGACGCCCGGGGCCGGGCCTCCATCGGGGCCGGGCAAGGGGCGGGGCTAACAAATCGCGGATTGGGCGGGCGAGGCGGAGAGGAGAACCATGTCCTCTCCTCTAACGAGATGGCCGTCCACAATCACGGCATTAACGACCCCGGCCACGCGCACTCGGTCTGGGATCCAACCCACGCTCACGGCGTCTCGCAAAGCGCCCACGCGCACTCGGTCTATGATCCAACCCACGCACACAGCGTGGCAGATCCAGGACACGCGCACGGCGTGGCAGACCCCGGGCACGGCCATACCTACGAATCCCCGATCAACTACCAACAGGTTGGCGGCTGGGAGTCGGTAACGCCGGGCTGGGGCTCGCAACAGTATTGGACGAGCAAGAACGCTACCGGAATCGGAATTTATGGAAGTGGCACGGGGCTGGGAATTTATGGGGCAGGCACCGGCATCGGTATCTACGGAGCGAACGCCAATATCTCGATTAACGGAGCCGGAACGGGGATCGGAATTTATGCATCGGGCACCGGCATTAGCACGCAAAACGCCGGGGCCAATTGGGGGCATAACAATATGCAACCTTATATCACTTTTAACAAGATTATCAAAGTTTAGCCTATGGCTATCCACTACAAAATCGATCTATACTCGGACGAGCAGCTGGCTTCCTTCGCCACGAAGGTGGGAGACGTGCTAACCCTCGACGTTCCCGATTCGACGGGCAAGACGACCCGGGGAGAAAATACGGTACTCGATATCGAGACCCGCGACGCGGGGGACCACCCGGATACCGGCGAGCATCTTACCCGCGTCATCCTAAAACCCGAAGGATAAAATGCCAGGGGCGACGCTAGATCTTACTGTAGTTTGCGGGAGAGATTTTTACCTGTCGATTACGAATCAAACGGCGGCGGGCCATCCCTTCTCGATGGCGAACTATATCGC